AATTTTACCGTAAGGGGAAAACCCAAAGGTAGAATTAAAAATCAATTTACGCCCTGATGGAATCAGAGACGGCTAAGAATAGAACGCCGACAATGAAAGCCATGACGACGTAATTACACTCGGTTTCTTCAAGACTCGCTTCGGTCTTTGGTTGAACAACAGGTGCAGGCGCGACCTGTTGCCTCTTAGGAGGTTCGAGATCCTCCAAAGGACAGTAACCTATCATTTATACTGTACTTAGAGATTAATTTCAGTCTTCTTCTTTTTGCGACCACGCTTTGACTTGGAGGTGCTATCCACATTCACTTCCTTGACTTCACCACCTGTGGATTCGCCCGAAATTGATACAATGTCCGACATATCATCATCATCTTGTTCACTCACTGGAAGTTGTATAGTTGTATTCATTGGTGGTGGGGGTGGCATCATGACACCACCCATGAGGCTTGAGATGTCAATCCCTGGTCCCTGCATCTCATACTGACCAGTGCCTCCAACTGGAGCAGCATCGGCTGGACCAGAGGGTGACCTCGTCGTGTTTTGAACTGCAGACATCATATTTTTTATAAGTTCTGGGTTTTGCTTGAGAACATCATTCATATTGGGGAGAGCGCTCTTGAACATACTATTTGTCAAGTGGAACATCATCGCTGAACCACCCAACATCATGATAAGCTTGACTTCTGGGGCGACGTTGACCTTGGATCTGTACTTAACATATAGTTCTTCGAAAACACCATCGTAGTCGTCAACGTTCTCCATGACTGACTCAGACCAACCTTCAAGTTGGATTTCAAAGGGGTTGTACCTCTTGTTGAGGAATTCTAGACCAGTCACACAAGCAACCAACATACGCCGAGAGAAGCGAATAGATTGCTCAACATCAATACTGTATGTGATCCGCTTCACTTCAGTTCTCAATTCGTCTATGTTAGAGTATGCAGTAAGTCTCTTGTTAACACTGAATCCCTTCTTTTCGAGGCGACCCAACTTGTTAATGAGATCTGCCTTTTCTTCATCAATAGAAGAATACCCCTTTGAGGGTCGTTCTTCCTGCATTCCAAACTGAGGTCCGTCATCGGCGTCGTCAAAGAATGCGTCATCATCCTCACCATAGTCAATTTCATCTTCTTGTTGTGGTTGAGTTGGTGCAGATTGCTTGTTTGGGTTTACGAAAGCATCCATGGCTTCTTGTTGTTGTGGTTGTTTTGGTGGTGGTCTGTTAGAAGTGGGACGACGCACAGGCTGAGCACGAGGCACTGAAATCTCAATTTCATCCATCAGAGCCTGTTCGTCAGCGTCCAATTTCATCACAGTAGTATTTCCACGATCAATGACAATTTCTTCGTCCATCTACTCTCTAATATGAAACTATTAAATATCCTTTAACGCACTTTAGAAAAAATTATGTGTGTACATTATATATGTTAAACCTTAACCGTGCCAACCGAAATGCCATCATGTCCATTGTTGCCTTGATCGTGCTTATCTTTATCCTTGGTATGTTGAAAAATACCAGCAAGTACCAACCCAGACCAATCGTTATTAAGGCGATCAACGAAGAATCAATTTTTGATCTTGAACACAAATTGGAATGCGCTCCTGGACACACCAGCGAAGGTAGCACCTACACCAAGTCTCTCACTCCAGGTGGACTCTGTGGTTCCGAAAAGCTCGTCGCGGAACAAGCGGGCTACGAGATTGAGGATGGAATTGGCGGATCTTTAATCTAAGCTAATACTAAATGGCTTTGGTTACCTCGCCCCAAACTATTCCAGATCTTGACTATGAATATCATACTATAACTATTGATTCAATTGGTCAAGACAGTGCGAATACTTTTACTTGTCATCTTCAGCAACCCCTCAAAAATGTGGTTCAGGCCAGACTTCTTGCGGCGCATATTCATTCAAATGTTGTGACTGAACATTGTTATGTTTCCATCGAAGAGTTGGATTCCATTTTCAATGATCGTGCTTCAAATGTTCTCACTGGACAAGCCGAATTAAGTGTGATCAGGGGGTCATTTGCGAGTCTCATCACTGAAAATGCTACACACGATGCGGGTAATTCACTCATCACATTCAAAGATAACTATACAATCGCGACACAATATGTCAATCCAATACGCCGTATTGATCGTCTCAGTGTTGCCATTAGAGATCAAAATGGTAATACAATTAAAAATTCAACCGATTCGGGATCAAACTTTTTGGTGATTCGTTTCGTGTGTAGAAAACCAAACTTGTAATTTTCTCACTTTAGAGTAGTATAACATGTCTTCGGGTATTGTTCAACTTGTAGCAATTGGTGCTCAGGATGAGTACATTATGGGCAACCCAGAGATATCGTTTTTTAGTTCAACCTTCAAACGACACTCTAATTTTTCACAATCCGTTGAAAAGCAAACGATACGCGGGGATGTGAAAAATAATTCAATGTCAAGTGTTCAGATTGAGAGATCAGGTGATATGCTTGGATACATTTACTTGACGATCGATGATACGACCCAAGCTTTAGATACTTCTCGTTGGGATCTACTCATTGATAAAGTCGAACTTCTTATTGGTGGTTCAGTCATTGATACACAAGATAGCATATTTACTGAAAAAATCGCTATAGATACATTTGCACAAAATATATCAAGGAGTGCGATTGGAACCCATCCAGGTGTGCACGCACGCTCGTATTTTTACCCACTTCGTTTCTTTTTTTGCGAAGGACCACAATGTGCTTTACCTCTAGTTGCCCTCAACTATCACAATGTGGAATTGAGAATTCATTGGGGATCCCAAGCGGCCAACTACAACTTTGAAATGTATGCAAATTACTATTATCTTGATAACGAAGAGAGGGGGAACATCGCCACGAGAACACACGATATTCTTATTACCCAAGTGCAAAAGAATATTCCAAGTGGTGAAACAGTTCAAGATCTCATCTTCAATCACCCAGTGAAGTATCTCGCATCATCGGACACAACAACGAATGGCGCACTTACATCACCAACAAATAAAGTTAAATTAGTTATAAATGGTGTTGAATTATCCAATTACAAATGGGGTAAACCACACTTTATAGATGTAATGAATTATTATCATACAAATTTTGTCACTTCACCAGACTTTTTCCTTTATTGCTTTTGTCTCATGACAAGCTCACTCCAGCCAACTGGCACACTCAATTTCAGTAGAATTGAATCAGCAAAGATCATGAGTGAAAACACGGTCATTAATGATCCAATTTATGCAGTAAACTATAACATACTTCGTATACAAAATGGGATGGCTGGTCTCCTTTACGCAAATTAATTTACTACCATATATTAAATGGTCAAGAACTTACCTTCGGTGGAAAGATCTACCAAGATTAGGTTTGGTAAGCATGTACCAGACTCTAATGATCAGGAGGAAAATACTGTTGTTTTCAATGCGAGTAATGTCTTGGTTCCAACACCATATTCAAATGCCGTATATCTTTCCCCCATTCGTAATAGACCGGACTACACCGCACCGGAAGTTGTACTCTTAATGTACGATCGTAACACCAAAGAAATTACCGAATCTGGCGAATCTGCAAACACATTGGTTGGTGGTGTCAACTTGGGACTCGCCGTTGATAGATCAAATATAGCATCTAATTGTGTTCAATTAATAGGTGGTGCGTTCTATGATGTTTCTTTAGTCACAGATTCAAATGTTGGTTTGTCAAACTTCCTTCCCCAACATACCCTTAGTGTTGGCTCAAATCTCTACATTGATGATGTGGGTCCCAATATTCTCGTTGTCTCTGGGAATGTCTCCGTGCTCCGCGATATGACAATTGAGGGTAACCTCACCGTAAATGGTGAAACAACTATTATTTATACCGAAAATACTTCCATTAAGGATGCTCTCATAGAATTGGGTAAAAACAATACATCTGGAGATACAACCCTTGATTTGGGTGTTCTCATGCATAGACCAGACGCCCTTTCAAATGTCGTCATTGGTTACAGAGAGGGTACGGATGAGTTTGCCATTGCTTACACAGACGCGCAGCCCACGGATAAGACCTTTACACCAAAGACCGACGAAGACATTAATGTACATGTGTATGGGTTGACTCATGTGGATGCTAATATTTACGCCCACGAAGATCTCCTTGTAACTGGAAATGTATATGTCTCAACCAATGTAGATGTGACTCAAGAATTGACCGTCTCTGGAAATGTCTACGCCGACAAGGACCTTGAGGTTATGGGCAATGTGTACACCGATGGCAATGTTGTAGCGTATAAGGATCTCCTTGTGAGTGGAAATGTCTATGTGTCCACAAATGTAGATGTGACTCAAGAATTGACTGTCTCTGGAAATGTCTACGCCGACAAGGACCTTGAGGTTATGGGCAATGTGTACACCGATGGCAATGTTGTAGCGTACAAGGATCTCCTTGTAACTGGGAATACTTACGCGACGGGTAACATTACAATTTCAAATCAACTCATCGTGTCTGGAAATGTATACGCAAATAAAGACTTTAAACTCGCGGGTAATGCGTACGTCACCGGCAATGTGAATGTCGCCAAACAACTCAGTGTCACTGGGAACGCCTATGTGACTGGAAATGTTGAAATCACAAAGTCACTCATCGTGAGTGCCAACACACACCTCAAGGGTCCTAATGTCTTCGTCACAAACACCATGAACTTTTTG